CAGAGTTCAAAGGTATTGGTCGTTCTGATATCGGTGACGTTGCAAAGATTCAACAAGGGTTATTCAATCTTATGTCAGAAGCAGAGCAAGGTATTAGAGTATCAAATCATCCAACACTAGTTAAAACAGTAGACACAATGGCAACTGCAGGAGCAGGATCTGTTATCACTATGGATAGCAATATGCCAGCAGACTTGCGTCCTTATATTTTAGAACCAAACGGAACTAACATATCAAGTATTGTTTCAATGATGGAACAACATATTCAAGCATTCTTACGTATGACACATCTTGGTGCTATCATGGCGGCTAAAGGTTTATCTATTAAGTCTGGTATCGCTCTTAGTACAGAGTTTGAAATGCTTAACACACGTTTAGCAGACAAGAGTGCCAAACTAGAACAAGCAGAGTACAACATGTGGAAACTGTTCTACAAATGGAGTTCATTAACAATGGATCCAGAGTTCAATGTACTATACAAGAAAACATTTGACTTAAGAGATGAACATGCAGACTTATCACTATTAAATCAAGCACTACAAATAGGTGTAACATCAGATACATTTACTAAAGAGATCCATAAACAGATTGCTCGTATTGTCATCGATAATGGTGATAAACTTGATGATATCATGGCAGAGATTGATGGTGGTGAGTTACAACACGATACAGTAACAGAAGAAACAAAACAACCACATATTGAAGCAATGATTATGGAAGGTATGACCGATAAACAAATGCTTGAGTTACATCCAGAACTGTCACAAGCAGATTTAGATGAAGCTAAAGCTAAACTATTGGAGAACAACTAATGGCTAAGAAACCTTATTCATATAAGAAAAAGAAAACTTCAACATATTCTTCTGGTAAAAAGAAGAAAACATATAGGAGTAAAAAATGATAAAAGCACAATATAAAGTTGGTGAGAACACTGTAGCTTGGATCAAGTTTGATATCAACGAAGATTATGAAGCAAAGATCCGTGCAGAAGCACCAGCACAGTGGGATGAATGTGTTTGGGATAATAGTTCTGTAAAGAATGAAGCACCTAAACAAAAAGAAGTGAGAAAGAAAGTCAAAGACAAGTCAAAAGCCAAGAAGATGGAAGCGGACTTAGAAGCTATGATGGAAGAAGATACCGTCGTAGATAATGATGTTTTTGACGAAGATAAATACTAAAAAGGAACACACACTTGAGAGAAACTCGACCAACGTTCTATGATTGGCGCTTTTGTCTCAAGTCACTGACAACTTGTTCTTTATGAACAACTTATAGGAGATTATAACTATGACCGAACAGAGTGTAACTTCGGGTGATGTAAATGTAACAGATACTGGTACTGACATTAATACTACATCGGAAAACAATCAAAACCAGGATGAGCGTAACTTTACACAGCAAGATGTAGACAAAATCGTTCAAGCAAGATTAGAGAAATACAAAAAGCGTTTCTCCGATATTGATTTGAATGAATATAAAAGTCTTAAGACGGCTGAGGAAGAGCGTGAAATAGAGGCGATGAAGAAACGTGAGGAGTTTGATGGAATACTATCTCAACAAAAAGACAAGTATACATCAGAAATCAACACACTTCGTACTCAACTAACCGGTCTTAAAGTAGACGGTACACTATTAGATGTTGCGGCAAAAAGAAACGCTGTATCACCTGAACAAGTATCTGCATTACTTAAAGACAAAGTAGGTTTAGATGAGACAGGTCGTCCAGTTGTATTTGACGATAAAAAGAACGTCATGTATGACCCTGAAACTGCGGAACCTAAAACTTTAGAATCCTTAGTGAATGAGTTCTTGGATAGTAATCCACACTTCATTCGTTCTGGGCCAAGTGGTGTAACAAGCGGCGGTGCTAATGGCAACGCAACTCCTACACAACAGGGTAAAGATTTAGCTTCGCTTGATTTAACAAACCCCGCCGACCGTCAACTCTACAAACAGTGGAAAGCGGAAGGCAAGATATAGTATTAAAGGAGATTAGCAATGGCTAACGAATATCTATCAGGTTTCTCACTAGAAGGTCTAGTGACACCTACAAAAGCAAGTACTATCTATACGGCTCAAGAAAACAGTCTTTTCTTATCAGGTCAGTTAGTACCAATCGTAAACGTACCTGCAGGTTCACAATCTGCTCAAGTACCACTACTATCATCTGTAACAGCAACAACTGTATCAGACGACAGTGCAAACTCTGATATCGCGGCAGCGGTTATCACAGACGCAACAACAACTATTCCAGTAAATCTATTCGCGGCACGTTCAGTGGTTCGTGACTTAGGTGGTATCGATCCAAACGAACTTGGTCGTGTACTAGGAAACGCAGTTGCAACAGCATTCGACACAGCAGTTATGACAGACATGGCGGCTAACTTGACAGCTTCAACAACTGACTCAGTTCCAATGACTGGTAACTCAATCTTTGACGCAGTAGCACAGATTCGTGGTGCAGGCGAAATGGGCCCATTATATGGTGTTCTTTCAGCGGCAGAGGCTTCAAACTTAATGAAAAACTTGTTTGCTAACGGTAACGTTGCAGGCGGTGACTTCCAAACAGAAGCATTAAGAAATGGTTATGTCGGCACATACGGTGGCGTACAAATGTTCCAATCTGCTCTAGTTCCAGCGGCACACTCAGGTTTCATCTTTGGTGCAGACGCGGCAAGATTAGCTATGCAGAAAAACGTAGACATCGAAGTACAGCGTAGAGCGGCAGCAGTCGGCTTTGACGTAGTTGCTTCTATTCACGGTGGTGCAAAAGTTGTAGACGCAACTCGTGGTATTCAGTTAATCAACGTATAATATTAACAGTTAGGAGAGCAAGATGGCATATGCAACAGATGAAGATTTAGTAGCAATAGTTCCGGATATCTTTGAACACGGTGTTGAAAGTTTTACCGATGAACTTAATCGTTCAGAAGATGACGTTCAAAGACGCATTAAAACAGATTGGTGGATGACAAGTCGTGCACCAGAAAACTTTGATGTAACCAAACTCAAAGCGGCGGAGCATAAGCGTACTACAATCTATCATGCGTTAGCTTATTACATCTTGCCTCGACTATCAAACTTTTCTGAGAATGATACTTTTCAAAATCAAATGACTTTCTATCGTGAACGTTATCATGATGAGTTTACGGCTGTATTAGCCGCAGGCATATCATATGACCACGATGGTGATTCAGTTTATGAGAATGGTGAGATTGATTATGTTAAACATGAAAGGCTTTACAGATAATGGCAAGCATTCGTAAAGACATAATCAACGATGTTGTAACACAGCTTAAAACTATTACAACACCACGTATTGGTAAAGTATCAGAAAAGCCAAGCGATTTTACAAGGTTAGCCAGAACAGCGTACCCACTTGTACAAGTGAACGTTTCTAGTGAAAGTAAAGAAGATATAGCGATGGATCAGCGTTTAGCTACTCTTGAACTTGATATCGTTACTCACTTAGATGGTAAAAGTAAAACTGAGAAATCAGAAGAACAACTTTCAGAAATCGTAGAAGCTATCGAAGAAAAGTTAGAAGTAGATAGAACTCGAGGCAGTAAAGCACAACTAACAGAAGTATTAGAAGTTGGTGATATTCAGACATCTGATTATCCAACTGTGAATCAAACAATCAGAGTAGGTATACAATATACCTATTCTAAAGGTAACACTTAAAAGGAGACCAGCAATGGCAAATCAAATCTTTAGTGGTTCAGAAGGTGCTGTCTATGTAGGTTCAACTGCTGTAGCGTCAATCCGTAGTTTCTCATTAGAAGAAACACAGGAAACAATCGATGCAACAACAATGAATACTAGTGGAGTAGCATTTAGAACTAATAAACCAACGTTCAAGTCATGGTCAGGCACAGTAGATGTGTTCTGGACAATCGATGATGCGAACTCAACCGATAACTATACAGGTGACCCGCATGAGACTCATATTGAGCCAGGCGGAGTAGCTCCAGGAGCAGCCGCAGGCGCAACTGGTGATGAGAACTTGTTTGGTATACTACAACCAGGTAGCACAGAAGTAGAACTACACTTCTGGCCATCAGGCGATAGTAAAGGTGAACTTGGTTATCAAGGCAAGTGTCTAATCACTTCAAGAAGTATCTCAACATCAGTTGATGGTATGGTTGAAGCATCAATCACTGTAACAGGTACTGATCCGATTAGAACAGAAACTGGGCAGTATACAGGCTTAGCCGCATAATCATGATTAAGGCCAGTTTTACCAAGACAGTGCGTAAGGGATTACTTGAAAAGACAGTTAACTCTATGATTGAAAACATAGAGAAAGACTTTCATAAAAGAGTAGTAGACTTAACACCAGTTGGTAAGACTGGCAATGCCCGTAGCGGTTGGAAAAGAACCGCTACTGGCAGCACAAACGATGTACCATATATTGGTGTGCTGAATAAAGGAAGAGTGAAAGCATCTCATCGTAAAGGTATGCAAGGAAGCGAACAAGCCCCTAAAGGCATGACGGGTCCTGCATTAGAAGAAGTAAAAAAACAGTTTAACAAAGGAACATACTTAAAATGAGCAAAGACATATTAAAGAATGCCAAGAAACACTTTAATGAAGTTGTTATTGGTGATATAAAAGAAATCGATGTACCTGAATGGGATTGCAAAATCTTTTTTCGTGGTGGTACTAACTTTACACAAGAAGCTAAAGTTATAGAACTACAGAACAGTGGTAAATCGGCAGAAGCATTAGTACAAGTCCTTATTAATCGTTCATTAGACAAAGATGGTAAAAGATTATTTTCTGACCATCAAAAGTCTGAACTTATGAATAGTGTTGATCCCGCAACAATATTGAAAATCGTAACGAAGATTAATAGCAATCAGGGTCCAACAATAGAGGACGCTGAGGGAAACTAAAAGCCGATAGGCACCTCTGGAGCCTATTCTATCTTGCACACGAGACCGGCTACAAGATAGAAGAAGTTTTAGAAATGGACTACACCATTGTGACCTATTGGTTAGCATTCTTAAAGGAGAAAGCAGATGGCAACAAAAGAAACAGTAGAACTCAGAGTCAAACTGGACGACAAAGCGTCCCGCCAGTTAAAAGACATAGATAAAGCCCTTAAGGGCCTTAACGGTCGTATGGGCGGATTGACTACAAGTTCTGGAGCGGCAGCCGGAGCCCTAGGCGGACTAAGTGGTAGACTTAGTATGGCCAAAGTAGGACTAGCCGCAGTAGCCGTTGGAGCGGTTGCAGTAACTAAAGCCATCTTAGATAATGCGAGAGCATACGAAAGTGTAACTAATCAGCTTAGACTTGTAACAAAAGACCAAGATGATTACAATGAAACTATCGCAAGATTAACAAAACTATCTAAAGAAAATCTGTCAGACTTTGGAGCGACAGTAGACTTATATACAAAACTAAAAGTAGCAACAGATGAGATGGGCTTTTCTAATGAAAAAGTCGAAGAACTAACAAGTAAGTTCTCTAAAGCACTTGTTGTCGCTGGTGCAGATGCAGGAACAGCCGCAGGTGTTATTAGACAGTTCGGTCAAGCTATGCAATCTGGTTCTGTTAGAGGTGACGAGTTTATCTCTATCACAGAAGGACTAGGTACTGCTCTAGCTATTATGGCAAAAGAAAGTAACATGACTATTGGTCAGTTACGAGAAATGTCACAGAACGGAGAACTAACTGCCGAAGTATTTGCAGATATGTTGCTTAACTCTAAGAACTTAGATGCCGCATTTGGCAAACTTGATCCTACAATGGATCAACTTAATGGTCAGTTAAGTAATAGTATAACAAGATTAAGTTTTGCAGTAGCAGAGTTTCTTGGATTAGATGAAGC